CCATTGTGGCCAGCCCAATTCGGTCAATTCTTCTTTTGACATTTCGCCACGATAATAGCGAAACTTCGATTGACGCAATGTGCGATATTTGTGATGATACGCACGCAAGCGCATCCGAGACTTCGAAAGCCAAGCGATGTATTTGGCATGAAGTTTTGGGCAATCTCGGATAGACCCAGCAATATCTAACTCATCCATTGCAGAGTCGGCCTCCCAAGCGGCATTTATCTTGTCAAGATCAAAGTCCATAGCAATTCCAACGTGAATAACGAGGACAGTATATCACAACCTTATCCAAAATGCAATAGGATAAGGCTACTATTAGCCTAAAGGATGCGGTACGAAAAAGCCTTATACATGAATGTTGCTGTGCATGTCAGATAGTTGACCTCAGTAATCGTTGCGTCCATTTGGATAGACGACAATGAAATTGGGTAAATGTCTGAAAACTGAACAGTCATGTATGGGTTGCTTTTTGCTGTTAGAATAGTTAACGTAGCATCTGCGTAGACGCCACTTTCCTCGTTAAGCTTGGTGAGTTTTTGTGACAGAGATTTCTGCGTACCACTAGAACGCAGATTGATGAATTCTTGGTGATCGTTTGGGAATCCGATACCCGTGATCCATGTGTGAAGCTCTTGCCAGTTTTTCATTTCTGAATCGATGATGAACTGGATCGTGATAGGATCGTATACAAGTTTGTCACCAACAACTGGAACGTCGAGGAATTTCGTTGGCTGACTCGCTGAACCTAGGTTCAGCCCTGGAATCGTGGCGGTTTGACAAAAGTAAGAAACTTTAGGGATATTGTGGAAAATCATCCTATAGGAATTGGGCTTCAGGTAGTCATACCCGATATCGTTCGATTCAATCCAAAGATCATTTGCCATCGTCTAAGTCTTTATGAATTTTGCGTAAAAGGTCTTTTGTCGAAGCCATTCGGCTATCGACATATTCCATTAGACTGGCGTTGATCTTAATAAGCATATCTGTATGAATCCTTGCATCTTCTTCTATGTGTTGCAGCAAGGTTTTTTCCAAATCTGCTATCTTAGCATCAACGTAAGCTTTCCATTCAGAATGAACTGACATATGAGTATTTAGAACAAAAAGGCGGGGAAGTTTCCTCCCCCGCCTATCTGTTGCTGTTGTTGTTTTTATTACAACAGATTACATCAGATTCAGAACCTTAACACGACGATAGTAGATGTTTTGGTTAGCCGTCAACGAGGTGAACGGGTTAGCAACCAAACCATACCGAGTCTTAAAGCCGATCTTTGGTTGGAACGTTTGTGGATCAACAGCACGAACCAATTGTAGCGGAACGTATGGGCAGTAGAACATACCTGCGTCATATGGGGATGCGCCACGATAACCGACAACGAAGAACTGGTTAGCGTCGTTTGCATTTGCAGAATATGGGTCGATGTAAACACGATAACGACCATTCAAAACGCCTGCAAAAGTATTACCTGTGTCATCGACTTGAAGCGTATCACGCAGACCAGATGTGTAGTCCAGCGTACCTGCCATCGACAGGGCCGAAGCAACGTCAGATGAGCAGATGATGAAGTTGGCCTTACCACGACGGGTTTGTTGCGCAACAACGTTTGCTTCACGTTCGATTTGGAACATCAGACCCTTGAATTTTTCAACTGACCAACGACCATTTGAGTCAACGTCAAGGTCAAATGCACCAGCAACTGCTGTACCTGCAACTGCGCCTGGCTTTGCTGCTGTGTAAATTGTACGAACAACTTCGCGGTTGATTTCTGCAAGGATTTCAGCCGACAAAATGTTCGACAATTCGGTTTCAGCGTCAAGACCGTGAACTGCCTTAAGGTCTTGTGCCAATTCGATGGTGTATTCAGCCTTCAGTGCGCGGCTTTGAGCCACAACCGAAGTCTTTTCGATGCTGAATGCCATTTCGTTGAAAGTAGGACCAGTTGGGTTAGAAGGCGAACCCCAAACTTCTGCATCCGCGGTTGCAACTGCGGTACCAGTTGTGTAAGTACCGTTAACTGGGTTAGCACCAACGTGCGAGCCAGCTGTTTGACCAGAGAAACCTGTATCTGCTTCATCAAACAAAGCCTCTGTACCACCTTGAGTGGAATACTTTGACTTCATTGCGAAGATCAGACCAGTTGGGCCGGACATTGGCTGAACGCCGCAAATGTCATATGCAATCAAATTAGGCATTGCACGGCGAACCAACGAGATAAGAATTGGGTCAAACTTAGCAACACCACCGCTGTCTGGCATTGCACCAGCAACGTTTGCTGCACCGTCTTCCATCAAAGCTTGTGCTTGGTTTTCAAGCAACTTGGTTGTAACGGCACGGCGATATGGGTCGGTGATCTTTTCTAGATCAGGGTGATCTAGAACATCTGCCCATTTTGCTTGTAGTTGTTCTGAAAGAAACATGGATATCTCCTATGAGAATTTTGCTATCGGACTATTTAGCGTTTTGCGGATTTAGAGATAGCCTTTACGACCGATTCGATCAATTGAGTCGGTTCATTTAGGGGCTCGCTCGCATCCTCTTGAAGTGGTGTGTACGATGTGCCGCCCTTAGGGAAATAACGGCTCTTAAGTGCAACCGCCTTTTCCTCAAAAGATTGTGCATTATCAAACTCAACCTCTTCAACTAGCTTTGCAAACTTTTCTGCATCAGTAGCGACCATATCGCTTGATACACGCTCCACGATCCGATGGCGTTCCAGCGTGCGCTTCTCTTCGGCCAGCTTAACCTTTTCGGCGACTGCCGCATTCAGTTGGCTTTCTAGTTCTTCGATCTTTGAATTAGCTTGCATCAAAGGATCGTATGCATCAGCAGGTACGTCGATGTTGTGCTCAACGAAAACCTGCTTCAAATCTGAAATGAACGATTCAGCAATCTCAACGCGCAAGCCTTGTTCGACTGCGAGTTGGTTCTGTTCCATCCATTGCTCAACAGCATAGTTAAGGAACTCATTGACCGATTCGAACAAATCACTATTGCGTGCGTCTGCCAACTCGTTGACTGTTTCAGCAAGAGTGTCAGAAGCAGCTTCAATTTCTGCATCAAGGCGAGCAGTCACAGCATTTTCGAAAATTGACACGATCTTTTCAATCGCATCTTGGGACAGGCCCGCTTCCTCGAAAACTGTGTTCAACTCGTCCTTCCAGGACTGATCATCTTCATTCTGACCTGGAGTTGGTGTATTGGATGAACCTTGCATAACCGGAGCCATTTCACCACCAGACTTAGAAGTTGGTAGTGGAGTTGCTGCACCAGCCCTTGCAGAAGCAGCTTGACCAGGAGAGTTACCAGCACCCTCACCGCTCAAATCCTCTTCGTCATCAGTTGGGTCGCCTACCTTCGATGAACCTTGCATGACTGGGGCCTTTTCGCCACCAGACTGATCGCCCATACGAGGGAAAGCAGCGCCCGCGTTTGCAGACGAGGCTGCGCCGGCATGTTCAGAACCTAGGTTCTCAACGTCAGCTTGGCCTGCGTGGTCGACATCCGAATTGCCTTGCTTGATGACAGGCTCTTGGACAGGGGCCATCGGCTTTGCGCGTTCCAAAAGCTCTTGGATCTTCTTTTCAATGCTCATTTGTAGTGTCTCCTACGGTTTCTGTTGTGCCGAAACGTCTGTTACTATTTATAGATTATGGATTTTTAAGCCTTATAAGTCATTCGGTCAATCAACATTGTGAACGCCTTTACTTTAGCTTCTTCGAGTTGACGACCAGACTTGGCTTCACGCAGCACTTTACGAGCCTGGTCAGCATCGACCGCAGACCAAACACCGTTTACCATAACCCATTCCTTGCCCTCATACAAGCCCTCAACGAACGCATTTGGTGCAGACGGATCAGCAACGATATCTACCGTTGCAAGTTGAAAGTCATTTTGTACCTCAGAAATACCATCACGCAATGCCTTTACGGAACCAAGTCCGCGTGTTGATACGCCCAACTTTACCCCTTCGTCAATGAAGTTCTTGACGATCAAACCATTTGGGGTATTAAGGACCTTAGCGCGACCAATAACGTCGTCACCATTCCACTCTAACTTTGTAATGAGGTGCGACACACGATCAAGATTGATCTGTGGGCCCTGCGGGTGACCTAGTTCACCTAAAGCACGCTTCTCTAGGATGAGTGTATTGAATTTGCCGAGCGCCGATTCCATTACGGCGCGTGGGTAGTTTCGCTTGTTCTTGTTAGCGACTCCTGCTTGTGCGAATACACCTTCGATGAAGTGGGATTTTTGACCCGCACCTTCATCTAGTTGTACGCACTCGATTTGATCGAAGACTTCGGTAACTAAACGCATGTTTTGTCCTTAATCTAGAACTTTATATGCCTTAGCGGCAAAGGCCCGGGCTCGCTTATCCGCACCACGACGGGCGGTTGGGGCACTCAAATGATCTACCATTTCACCATGGGCAGAAGCCATATGGTCGTGGTATGCAACACGACATGCGTGTTCATGACTATCGAGCATATGCCTCGTTGCGGCTGCCATATGATCTTCGATTGAGTGCCTATCAGAGTCTTTCATTGGTGTGGCCATCGGTTTGTCGATCAACTCATTTGCCTTACCAAAATGATGATATGCATTTTCGTTATGCTTATCGCTCAATGCTTGATGCTTGTCGCATAAATCTAAATGTTTTTGCACCATTCGATCATGATGCTTTGGGTCCTTAATAATGGCGTGATGGTCCCAATGTGCTTCAACGCCAGGGGCCTTGCCTTCATCAAGATAGAATGGATTTAGGTGTTTGAACATGATTAGTCTCCGTAACCCGAAACCTTCTTCAACTTCAGGTATGCCGTGCCACCGCTACCAGCGAACGCAACACCAATGTCATATGCTGCGTGCGTATCATCCGTCATGCCGCGAGCGTTGAGGTCCATCTCTCCTGAGCCATATAGCACAGCAACAGCTTCGGCGTTTCGTGTGATCGTCATTGATGCTCCAGATACTGGCGATACAGACCACATGATCTTTTCAATAGCAACTCGCGCCGCTGTATAGAGGGATGCGGTGCCTACTGCACCAGTACCACCAGTTCCTGCAGGAACAAACGCTACTGTTGGCGCGGCTGTATACCCAGAACCATAATTTGTCACGCGAACATCAGTAACAACGCCGCTTGTTAATACTGCAACCGCAGAAGCATCACTCCCACCAGTTCCAACCGGCGTGAACAGTACCTGTGGCGGTGCTGTATATCCAGAACCACCAGTTGAAAGAGCAACAGAAACAACGCCCATACTAAAAGACTCACTACCAAGCTTCATATCTGTTTGAATGCCGACGGTGGCTGAATCGGCCGATGCTGACGTAATCTTTACGTTGGCATCGTTATGAGTCAGCTTTAGAATTTTCTTTAGGGCCGCCATCTATTTCTCCTTATTCCGCGTCTCCAGAACCATTCTCGTCGGAAGGTTCTTCTGGTTCAGCATCATCATCCTGACCACCATAAATTGAAGCTGCGACGGCCTGGCGTCGATCATCAATAGCGGCAGAAAGCTTGTCTGCCCAAATGTTGTTGAAATCATCCTGCGCACCAATCATATTCTTATGAGCAAGATTATGCACAAGGCTGCGAATGCTATCTAGGTCCATAATCTATCCTTATTTAAGGTCTGGGTGGAATTTGCCCTTCATGCTCATGTGCATTTTAGTAGCACCACGCATGACACGGGTTGAGTTGGCAGAAGGGCTGATTCGCTTGTCAGCACGATCTTGGGTTCCGAGGCTATTGATAGCATGATAGGTATGCTTGCCTGAGGAGTCTTTCGCTAGAATTCTGGCAGTATCATATTCTTGACCATCAGCCATCTTAGTCTTGCCATAGCTAGAACCAAGGATCTTATGGCCATTTGCCTTCAAATCCTGAACATGCTTCTTTGCTGCGTCTAGAGGAGCCTCTTTGTGGGTCCAAACATTGAAGGCTTCTGCAATGAATTGTTTAAATGTTAGCATGTTACATTCCTTGTGGTATTTGCTGTTGTGGTTGTGGTTGCCCTTGCTCACCACCATCTTGAATTCCAGGAGCCATTCCTGGTCCTGCAGGGCCCATTGCACCACCAGCCACGTTGACCATTTCTTGCTGTTCTTGTGCCATCTCTTGATCCAATTGTTGAACTTCTTCCTCAGACTGTCGAAGCACATGCTTGCGAACCCAAGCCCTAGAGTAATATGTTCCAACAAACGGCTGCATCTCTGCCAACAACTCAATTCTTTGGCGCTCAATTTCTAGATCGGTGATTTCGCTATAGAAAATATCTTGAACGAAGTCAAACCGAACACGATCACGAATCTCTTTCCAATCATCCTCAGACAGAATTCGCTTTGCGACCAGTTGAGTCTTGAGCAAATCCATGAACAACTCACCGAATCGATTGCGAAGTCTATCGATAAACTTCGAAAACTTGATTTCGTCACGCGAGATTTCTTGACCACGCGCGAAATTGAACGGCTGATCTGGTAACAAACGCGACAGAGGTACGTTCAATGCTTGGTAGAGTTTCTTTTGGAAATACTGAATGTCATCAATCTGACTCAGATTGTCGCCACCCTTCAAGGTGTCAATCTCAGTTCCACGACCACCTTCTCTACGGGGTAGCCAGAAATCCTCCAGCATCGACAGATACTTCTTATCGTCACGAATTTCACCAGTGTTGGCATCATAGACCATCTTGTTGCGATACTTGGCCATGATGTCCTTCATGTACTGCTCTGCCTTGATTTTTGGTAGATTACCGATATCAATGTAGAACACGCGACGTTCTGGTGCTCTTGCTAGTCGGTATATCACCAAAGAATCTTCTACCATACGCAACTGATTAACTGGCTTGATGGCCTTGTGCAAGTACGATAGAACAATATTCTTGTCAATGTCAACATAACCGCTTGGGACATAGCAGACTGCCTCTGGGGCAATCTTCAATCCCTGTGCAGTCAACGTCCCTGCTTGACCAGGAGACGACGCGATCAATCCCTTCTCGTTGAAGATGTAGTATTCCTTTACATCTGTGACGATTTCAGCATTGGTCTTTGGATCGCGTTGTTTCTTTACTTCACGAATCTTCTTGATCTTACGTGGATCGATAAAGCGAAGTTCTTTGATACCCTCCGCAGGCTTAGCTGGCTCAACTATCTTGTGGTAATAGAGCCTGCCATCCACATACCATCTGCGATAGATTTCATGGGCACGCAGCGAGAAATTTAGCAGCTTTAGAATGCCCGTGAATTCATCAGCGATCATGGCGCGAATGTTATCAGACAACTCCTCCTTCAAGTCCTCAAGGTTGAGTTTTACGATGACGCCGTCCTTGTTTTTAACAATGCTCTCGTTTACAATGTCCTCAATGGCATTATCAACGTCCGCATACATTGCAATTTCACGATAACGACGAATCAGATCCGATTCATTCTTGATATTGCCTTCAACGTCAAGATACGTCCCGAAATAACCGCCCGCATTGATGATAGCCGAACCATCATCTGCTTCTGGTGGAACAAACGAAGGATTGTCCGTAATGATATCGGACGATTTCTTGTTCCTCTTTACGTCAAATCCAAAAATGCTAAACTCTAGGGCCATAATTTATCCAAGGTAAGGGTTGACGGAACAGTCCGTCAACCCTATTACTCATTAACCAGTTGTGTTGCTGGTCCAGAATTGGTACACGAATGTAACTTGGAATTGCTCAATTACATTGTTTGCGTCAAATGCTAGATCAATTGCGCTAACCTGTGTTGGCATCAGACCTTCGAACGTATAGCTCTTAATCCGCTCACCAGAACGCGCCAATTGATGAACCAATGCACGCGACTGATATTCAGACGGATTTGTAAGACCGACGTTTGTTAGGTTGTTGTTGATAGCTTGTTGCCATTGTTCCATTGCGTTTCGAATCAGGAAGTCGGTATCGTTCAATACTGTTACAGACCATGGTTCAAAGGTGCGCTCGCCCGCAGTATACACAACACGACCACGGAACGGTGCCGGGGCAACGTCAAGAGTCGATGATGGCAGCGAAGCCGCCATCACCATAAACTGAGCCTTTTGACCAGCAATAGCGCCCAATGTAACAAACGTTGGGAATGACAGCTCAACTTCAAATTGGTTTGGGCGAGCGCCGCCACCAATCAGCTGGGCCTTGAATTCAGAAATAGTTTTTGCAGCCATCTAATTTTCTCCTTATCTATCCCAGAATTAGGCGCCAACTTCGCTAAACGCAACGCCAGTCTTAGTAGCGATAAAGTTTAGGGTGATGAAGTTGATCGAACGGGTTGGCTTCAAGTAGATATCCGCCACGAATTCGTTTCGGTCGATGATTTCGCCAGTGTTGTTTGTTTCGTCGCAAACCACCTTGAAATCGGTTAGACCACGACGGCCCTGAACATCACGCAAGAATGGCTCAACCATGTTACGGAACATTGCGCGAGTAAACTCGTCGTTGAATTCGAACAGTTGATACTTGGCTGCCTTAGCGATTGCCTTTTCAAGAATAATGAACAAACGACGAACGTTGATTCTATCAAATGCACTTGGTTTAGCTAGAAGCGTCTTGTCACCAAACAGAGTGGTACCATCACCCGGGAAGGTGACAACTGGGTTCACGCCGTTGATGTATAGCTTGTCACGCTCTGCCTTGTTAGGAGAGAAAGCAAGCTTCACTACGTTCTTGATGCGACCACGTGTGAAACCACCTGGGGAATACCATGGATCAGCAATCATGTCTGTGCGTGCGCATAGACCAGCCATGTCACCATTCAATGGGATCCATCGGAACAAATCGTTATATTTGTCATATTGATACTTCCAGCCGCTGTCCATAACTGCATATGAAGATGAACCAAGCGTATTGCGAGAAGTAACAATATCGGTAGCCTCTTGTCCAACGTTGCCTTTTACGTCAGTCAGCAACGGAGAAACAAAAACCACGCAGTCCTTACGAACCTCTGCTACGTTATCGATGACGTACTTAGCAAGCAACATTGATGCGCCACCAGTTGGGATCAACGAAACGTCATACAAGTCATCATTTGCAAAGATATCCCAGCCAAATTCACGATCAGCATCAACTACGCCGTCTTCGTCAGAGACACCACCAACCAAAGGATATGCAACGCCCTCGTCAGCAGCAGTTGGATTGAAGTTCATAAACTTGGCAGTCGAAGTAACTGAAGTTAGCAATGAACCAGGAGACAAGGTGTTACTTACACCAGGTTGTGGATTGGACAGAACAACAGTAAACGCACCACCAGAACCATCGGCAACCGTTACAACAGGCGCAGAGGTATACCCAGAACCTGGGTTTGTAATAGTGCAAGCACCAAGTGTCAACGCGCCACCACCAGTAACTACAACAGTACCGGCCGCGCCCGTACCACCACCACCAGTAAAGATCAAAGGTTGCGTACCAGATGTATAGCCAGTACCAGCAGAAGTTACCGTTACACTAACGATTTCTGAAGTGGTAACTTCGTGATCTGTCCACCAAACATAGCGAGACTCGTTGTTTATGACGTTCTTGTAGTAGTTCGAAGTTCCGTCAGAACGCTTTGCGTCAGCAGCCTTGGAAACGTTACCAAACGTTTCAAGGATAGCTCCTTTTGTACCAGTCCACAGACCTTCATGGTCGATGACCATTATATGCACTTCGTCGTTGGCGTCAGCAACGCCAGTGCGATCTTCTGCGTATTTTGTGGTACCTGGGCGAAGGAAGATGTCCTTGACGAAGTTGCCGTCAGAGTATTCTACCAAGTCATACGCATTTTGCGTTGCCATGGAGTCTACCATAACAACCTTGATAGAATTGCCCTTAACGCCTGGGTATTTAGCAGCCCAAGGACCAACAGACAATTGACCGTCAGCAGCAGTTTCTTCGTAGTTGATTTCGTTTTCGATCAGAACCGCAGAACCAGTTGCAACAGCATTCATAGCTGCCG